AGAGCCGAAAACGGGGAAATACTCGTCGAAGCTGATTATAGTTATCCGCTAACCTAAAGAGGAAAGGATCATGGGTATTTCAACAGCCGTAGACGTTAGCGCAGTTGCGCGAGTCGTTGGTATTAAAACCGAATTTAAAGATCTCCGTGGTGGCGGTGTTTTATTTTTACCACAACGGATCGCAGTAATTGGACAAGGTAATACGTTGTCCGTTTATGATACAACGAAAGCGCAGGTAACAAGCGCACTGGCCGCCGCCGAATTATACGGTTACGGTTCGCCAATCCATTTAGCTTGTAAGCAATTGTTCCCGGTGAACGGTGATGGCGTGGGAACAATACCGGTCACTATTTACCCGCTAGAAGACGACGCTTCGGGCGTTGCATCGGCGGGCGACATTACCCCGAGTGGCGCACAAACCGAAGCGGCTAGTTATTTAGTCCGTATTAATAATATTGATTCCGAAGAATTCGTAATCGATGCGGGGGCAACGGTTGCGGAAGTTGCGATTTTAATTGCTACGGCGGTTAATGCAATACTCGATCAACCAATGACAGCAGTAAGTACAGCATTACTTGTCGATTTAACATCTAAATGGAAAGGCACAAGCGCGAATGATTTAGTTATTGAAGTTATCGGCCCAACAACGGGCATGGCGTTCGCAATAACTCAACCAGTTGGCGGCCTCGTTAATCCCGATGTGGATTTATCATTGGCGCAAGTGGGTAACATTTGGGAAACTTTCTTGCTTAATTGCATGGATGTTGCTGATACTGCAACGCTTGGAAAATATGACACGTTCGGAGAAGGTCGATGGGGTGCGCTAGTTCGTAAACCTTGCATCGTGTTTTCTGGTAATACTTCGACAACGGTTGCAGCGGCAATCGTAGAATCGGACGCACGAAAAACAGATCGAACCAACGCGCAATTAGTCGCCCCGGGTTCTAATGATTTACCGTTTGTTGTTGCTGCTCGTCAATTAGCACGGATCGCAGTTGTTGCAAACAATAACCCGCCGCATGATTATGGTTCACAAGATGCATCGGGCTTAACGCCCGGCGCGGACGGCGACCAATGGACATACGCGGATCGTGACCAAGCGGTAAAGGCGGGTAGTTCAACGATTGAAGTTAAAGACGGCGTGATCAATTGTTCCGATACGGTTACTTTTTATCACCCAAATGGTGATCCAATCCCCGCTTATCGATTCGTTGTTGATGTGATCAAGGTGATGAATATTTTATTTAATCTTGATCTTATATTCGCAACGGCTGAATGGGATGGCGCACCACTTATTCCAGACGATCAACCAACGGCGAATCGTTCGGCTAAGAAACCAAAAACAGCGGTCGCAGCGGTTAGTGCTTTGATTGATAGTTTGGGATTGAATGCGATCATTAGTGATCCCGAAACTGCAAAAGCGAACACGTTTGCAGAAATTGACAGCGGAAACCCTAAACGTTTGAACCTTACAACAACTATGCAGATTAGCGGAAACACTAATATCATAAGCGTTGATTTTAACTTTGGTTTCTTTTTTGGTACGCCTTCGGTCGTAGCATAATAAATTAATTAATCAGGAGAATTACCATGTCAGCAGTTGGCGGAAGTATTGAAAGTGTAACATTGGATGGCCGCGAATTTCCGGTAGCGGCTGATGCGGAAGTTCAGCGTAAGTTGGGCGGGTTTGAAAACGAAGTACAATCAAACGGTGACGGCACGGCGCGACTAATTAAAACCCGCGTCCCATTGTTGCTTGATGGTTTAACACTTGAAACGGACGACGATCGGGGCGATCAGGAATTCATCCAAGCATTATCGGATCGAAATGATTTTTTCCCGATTGCGATCACGTATGCGTCTGGTTCTACTTATCAGGCAACGGCGCAAATTATGGGTGAAACTCAAACGAGTTCGCAAAATGCAACCACGGCGGTTACGTTAAGCGGCCCGGGTGTATTAACTAAACAATAAAAGTTTTATAAATAGGGATCAAAGTCGCGTGGCAGCCCTATGCCCTTGCCTTCACGGGGCGCGGCATCATTTTTAAATAGGGCTAAATATCATGACAGAGAAAAAAACAGTAGTAGCGCCAGAAATGGCCGAAGCAGAATTTGATCGATTTGTTGATGAAATGGATCTCGATGTGGACACGTCTGTAATGGACGAAGAAGATCGCACCTCATTTGATAAACAAAAACGCCGGATCATTAAAGCGATGGTCAACGGTTCGTTAATTATTAATGAGAATGGCGAAGCGGTATACGCACCTCAACGTTCGGATATTGACAGCTTGATCACATTTCACGAACGCACCGGCGCTTCATTAATGGCAATGGACAACAAAAAGAAAAACCATGACGTGGCAAAAACGTATGCGGTCATGGCTAGTATGACGAAAGAGCATCCCGGCATATTTGCAAAATTAAAAGGTACAGACATTAAAGTTTGTGAGGCACTTTATGCGCTTTTAATGGATTAGTTCGTACCGATCTTGTTTTAAATGGTGCGGACTCGAAATTAGAAAAGGGTAATCATGTTTTTCAAGCAGTTTATACGACTATGTTTATACAGATTTGTCGGGATTATTACGGGTTGCCGGATGCTACAAAATTAAAAGCCCGTGAAATCCGTTTTTTTTATGACGGATTGCGTATAGAATTAAAAGAACATACGAAATCTAAATAGGATCAATTATGGCCGGTCGTTTTTCAGTTGAGGCAATTTTCAAAGCGGTCGATCGTGTAACGGCTCCGGTTTCTCGCATGCAAAATCGGATCGGTAAGTTCACGCGATCGGCTGAACGTGGGTTCCGTAAACTTAATCGCGGCCTCGGAAAATTCGTGCGCGGTTTGAAATCAGCAACAGGCACGGTTGTTAAGTTCGGCGCTATTGGTTTAGGTGTTGTAACCGGTGCGATCGGATTATTGATCCGGGAATTTTCTAAAATTGAAGATGCCGAGGCCGCGTTCACTCCATTGTTAGGTGGTGCGAAAAAAGCCAAAGAATTAATCGCCGCTTTAAATAAAACCGCCGCGTCCACTCCGTTTCAATTCGAAAACTTATCCAAAGCAACGAGCCAATTGTTGCCAGTGATGAACGGCGACATACAAAACACAATCAAAACTTTACGCATGTTGGGCGATACCGCCGGGGGTAATGCTCAAAAACTCGATTCTATAACCCGTGGTTTTACTAAGGCGATGCTGAAAGGTAAAGTAGATATGGAATCGTTAAACATGATCGCAGAGGCGGGCGTTCCAATTTTTACAGAACTTGCCGATTCTATGGGCTTGAAAGTTAATGCCGCATTTTTCAAAATGATCAGCGCCGGTAAAGTCGCAACAAAAGACTTAAGCAAAGCATTTGAGAAAATGACAAGCAAAGGCGGCGTATTTTTCAACGGAATGCAGATCGCAAGTAAAACAACATCCGGGTTGTGGTCAACTCTTAAAGATAATATTTCACTTACTGCAGCCGAACTTGGCGGCGTATTGGCCCCGACTGTTAAAGATTTAATAAAAAGCATGACGGCGATTGCAATTCGTGTGCGCGAATGGGTTAAAAATAACAAAGAACTAATTAATGAAAAATTTCTAGTATTTGTTGAGGCCGTAAAAAATGGCTTTGCAAAACTCGTTGATATGTTTAATTTTATAAGCGAACACGGTCGCACCATTGCGATGATCGTTGGCGGTGTTGTCGGCTTTATCGTAGTGTTAAAAACATTGATCGGGATAATGACGCTCGTTAATTTAGTTATGATGGCGAACCCGATCGCGTTAATGGTGATCGGAATCGTGGCATTGATTGCCGTTGTCAAACCGTTGCGCGATCTGTTCATGGGTATCGCCGGGTTCGTTGTTGCAATTGTAAAAGGTGTAGCGGGTGTGGGTGTTGATTTATTCAAAGGTGCGGCGGGCCTTTTAGGTTTTGGCGACGATGAAGACGAAAAGAAATCAACAAGCGCAACCGGGGCCGGTGTTATAAGTCCACAAGATCGGCTTGCTAAGAATATCGACGAACGAAGAACAACAAGCACGGCGGAAGTGACGATCAAAGATGAAACCCAACGCGCACAACTAACAAAAGGCAAATTGGGTGCGGGTATAGTACTTGAACCTTCGGGAGCGTTTTAAATGCCGTGGAATGATAGATTAAGAGAAGCGGCGTACACTTCGCCGTCCGGTGTTCGTATAACGTTCGGGTTTGAAAATGTCAGCCGGTCGTTTGATAAAAAAGGTACATCGTTTGAATTCCCGGACGCGGACGGCACTTATGTTCAGCAAACAGGGAATACCGGGCGACGTTATCCGCTTCGTGTATTTTTTTGGGGTGATGAATATGACAATGAGGCCGATGCGTTCATTGCCTCATTATCTGAAAGTGGGATCGGTAAACTCGATCACCCTAAATATGGAACCATTGATGTTGTACCGTTTGGCTCCATTACCCAACGCGACGACTTAAAAACAGCAACCAATCAAGCGGTGATCGAGGTTACATTTTGGGAAACTATCGATCTTATTTATCCTTCGATTCAAAATGATCCGGCCTCGGAAGTATTAACAACCGTTGACGAATACAACGATGAAACCGCCACAGAATTTGAAGAAATAACAGATCTCGATAATGCGGTCGAACAATCAAGTTTTAAAAATTCTTATCAATTGTTGCTTGATTCCGCCGCTAGTGGTTTGCAATCCATAGCCGATACACAAGAGGGTGTGCAAAAACAATTTGATGCGATCAACGATTCGATTAATCAAGGAATCGACATTCTCATAAGTGAGCCATTAACGTTGGCTTTTCAAACCACCCAATTATTACAAGCCCCCGCCCGTGCTTTAACGTCGATCGAAGCCCGGCTTAATGCTTATAAAGATTTAGCCGACTCGATTATCACCGGCGGCGACTCGATTGCATCACCGGGTAACGATTCCCGGAACTCTAATAAATTTTACGGGGACGACTTGTACGCCTCAACGTATGTCACGGGTTCCATTGTTTCGGTTGTTAATAATCAATTCAACACAAAAACCGAAGCGTTGGAGGCCGCCGAAAGTATATTGCAGCAATTCGATAACGTGGTTAATTGGCGCGATGCTAATTTCGAATCGTTGGGAGAAATCGACACGGGCGGAAGTTATCAAAAATTACAGGAAGCGGTCGCACTTACTGCGGGTTTTCTTGTTCAAATTTCCTTTAATTTAAAACAAGAACGCCGTCTGGTATTAGATAGGGATCGAACCATTATCGATCTAGTTGCCGAACTTTACGGAAGCATTGATGATCAATTAGATTTTTTTATCAATTCAAACGATTTAAGCGGATCGCAAATTCTCGAAATACCAAAGGGGCATGAAATTGTCTATTACATATAATGTCGTCGCCGGTGATACGTTTGAACTAATAGCCCGGAAGAAATACGGAACCGAATCCGACGCGCAAAGAATCGCACGATCGAATCCTGGTGTCGTCGAACCATTGACCGCCGGGATCGTATTAATCATTCCTGATTTACCCGACGCGCCTTTAAACTTACAACAACAAACAGCAACCGATAACAAAAACGAAGTCGCAATATTGATCGATGGTAAACGGTTTAGATTTTGGCAAAGTGTGGCAATAAAACAATCACTCGATGCGATG